CCATTAATTGATTTTGTTCGTGAGAAAAGTCCTTGGAGTCTTTGAAATCTTGCACTCTTATCTAGTTAGTTAAAAAAATCATTTTGCATTTGTGGAAGTTTTGAAAATTCCGAGTGCATTTTAAAAGTGCCCTGTAGAGTATAATTTCAAAAAACGAGGACATTTATTATGTTGCGTAAAAAAAAGAGGACAATTCTTCTTGCAAACGGTTCGCACTAAAAAAAGAGAGCAAAAATGATGCTGAGATGGGTTCTGAGTACTTTTTTTTTTGAAGATGGTGGTGGGGGTGGTGTTTGGTGAGCTCTTTATTTTTTCCTGACCTTCCCCCTTGGGTGAAAAAAAATGAGAGCATCTGGAAAAAATTTCGTCCCTTCCCGAGCACAGTTTTTTGCAAAAGCCAGATGGCGAGAATTAGAAAAAAAGAGAGCATAATTTAATGGCAGCGAAGCAAATCTGTTCTCTTTGGAAGCCTAGCCTCCGTGCTAATTTAACAAAAATTGTTCTCAATATCCTGATATTTCTCTGCTGAGTGTGTCATGAAAACTGAAAAATGCACTCTTTTTTTTGTGGGCTGCTGGGGGGTTCTAACTCAAAAAAAAGAGCACAAAAAAAAATGGGGATAGTAGCTAAATAATAAAATTTAACTACTATCCCCAAAAGGTACGTATGAATTATGTACTCAAAATTACTCTGATTTACCTGCGTTTCGGATTTCTTGCACTTGTTGTGAAGTCCTCCTGCTTACAAAGTTGGCTAAACGTTTACTAGCACCACTCGGACTTTCGCCTGTCCTCACAGTAGTGGTAGCTCCTGTCTTTATCCATATTTTTTGACCAGCTATAACAGTTTCAACAGTTAAAGCGTGTTCTATGGTATCGCCCTCGTTTAGACTTGGTTTCTTTACCATGTTTTGTAAGTATTATTGAAAAACTCATCAACATCTGTACTCTTGTTAAAGTCAATGTTTATTGGTTTTTCTTGGTTATATTTATATTCGGCAATATAAAGCCTAACTACGTTATAGACCTCGAAAAGTATATAAAGCATAGCTAAAGCCATTACGAATATAATTGCTAAATGTAAGCCACTACTAAATGTTATCATCTGTACTGACCTCCTCTCTATATTTAGGTTGTTTTCCTTTTGATTTGTTTACATACCAATTTTGTACATAGATAATGTCCTCAGCAGTCCATATTGGTATTGAATTTTTTCCCTGCGTTAAATGATAACTAGGCAAAATTTTCTTTGTTCTCAACCACCTACGAACTGTCTTGATATCCACATCTAAAGACCTCGCTAAGTCAATCGGTAAATAGACTTTTTCTCTTGTGTTGTTATCAACCCAAGTCCTCAATGCTGAGGGGGATTTTTGTATTGGATTAACCATTACTTGTCCTCCTCAACATTAAGTTTTATATAGTCTTTACCTGTTTTGACTTTGAGATATTTCTTAGCTATGTCCTCTGATATATCCCCATTTTTAATGGCGATTTCAAGCAATTTTTTATCTATAGATTTTTTAATGATTTTATCATATTGTTCTTTAGATAAGTCCTCAATAAGTCCTAATTCATCAATTTCTATTCTGTCATTTTTGACTAGAGTAGATTTAATGTTTAAGCCCTCATGTGATACTGAAAAACTTTTCATATCACTATTTTTAAGGTATTGCATTAACTTAGCTTTTAATGTACTCTCTTGGTCATCTAAGGATAACTTTTGTGTACGAATTAGATTTAACGATATTAAAATATTTTTAATGTCATCAACCATCTAAAGCGTCCTCGTGTACTGTAGTCGGCATGATTTCCTGCCTTTCACATTGGTCGCACTCGACTAGAGTTTGAGTTTCGCTGCGTTGTTCAAGTTTTGTCCAAATTGTAGTACTCCCACAATTATCACAATCTTTGAAAAACATTTGCATTAGTGTCATATGTCCTCCTAATTAATAAAGAGTAATTTTGATAATCAGTAATCTACGATAGGTCTAATGTCCTCGATTTATTTAGTATATATATTTATTAGTTATATCGGAAACGATAGATTTTACAATATCTAAAGTGTCCTCTAACTTCTTTATTTGCTTAATGTTAGTAAAATTTCCAAAAGCATATCTGTCTTTGTTCTTAGCCCTCTCCATGTCGAAATATCCTCCATAGAATAAGAGATTTGAACTATCGACCTCTTTTGTAATTTCTCTAACTAATTCGATTTCTTTTTCGCTATCTGTCCAAGCACCATCTGTGAGGGCAATAACAAATTTGTTATTCCTATCACTTGTACGTAAAACGTTTAATGCTTGTTTCAATGCGTACTCGGGTTGAGTTCCACCACCTGTAGCATATACAGGAACTTGTCCTCTATTTGCTTTTTGATTAGGTTTATAAATCACATAACATTGATTTGCAAAGCCTAATACTGTAGTCCTCACACCGATTTTATCTAACGATTGTTTTAATATCCACACAACTTCACTAGCTGACCTCGCAACGCTATCCATACTGCCTGACATATCAAGCAATATGACACATTCGCTAGTAGCAGCGTCCTCCTCGCTAGGTTTCCATTTTTTGAAAACATCTGCTCTAGGAAGATGTTGTGTCCTCATTAATCTGTTCATATCTACGATACCTGTCTTACGACCTCGTAACCAATCTTGCTCTAAGTCAATTCTTAATTGTCTAAAATATCTATCAATTTGAGATTTTAGACTAAGTGTACTCGGAGAAGGTGCAACAAGCATAGGATTTATAGAAATACCGACAACGTTAATGTCCTCAACTGCTTTCTCAATTTTTGCTGATATATCTTTTTTAGTTATTTCAACATCATTTTTGAAAGAGGGATTGGACTCGTATATTTCGATAATTTCCTCTAAACTAGCTTTTACATCTTTAACCGATTGGCTATCAGTCTGACCTCGTCCAGCTTTCGTTCCTAAGTTAGTAACTTCGTTAGATTTAATGTCCTCTATAGCTTGATTAACTTCATTAATTAATTCATCTATATAAGGTTTAACAAGTTTTTGGTCTTGTACTCTTGTAGAGCCTTTAGAAAGACTACCTTGTAAAGTTTTCTTTCCCCAATGACCTCGACCTGCACCTGCATCTTTATCATGTACGTGTTGGCTACCACCTATGCACTTAGGTAAAGCCTTACCAGATTTTGTCCTCATAGGCTTTAACACTTCTATGACAAATCTTTCGATTAAGTCATAGCCCTCTTGATATCGGGTGTTTGTATAAGTGATATTTTTAACATAGTCCTCGACAATCTGTTCCATATTCTTTGTGAAACTTTCGCCATATTCTTGTGCGAATAATGACCTCATTTCCATACGTGTTTCGATTGGTAGAAAATATCTACCACTTAACAACATATACGAATTTGTAACATCACCGTCCTCTTGGTTTAAGATATAGTTAAAAACTGCGATTGAAAAATAATCAACAATTTTTGGAAATATCATAACCATAGACATTTCTGCTCGTAAGTCCTCTAACACGTTAAACGCATACCAATAATCAGGAAAGTTGTCAGCCATTTTTCTGACCTCTTTCGCTATCTTGCTATTCATTCTTGGTGTAAAGAAAATATGAGCCAACTCGTGATAATTAAGACCTTTGACCTCTGCTATGTTCTTAAAGTTAATTTGGTTACTTTCTACCAAATTAGCAAAAGATTTAGCAACGTATCTTTTATTCAAATATACGTCCTCGCCATCTGTCCATGCAGGAGCATCAATCATTTTTTGTCTACCGTCCTCAAGAAATATTTGAGTTTCATAGTCGCCGAGTAAAATACGATTTACCTTAGTAAATGTACTCGCAAAACTATTGCCGATAATATCAACCATAGATTTACGTTGTTTGTCCTCAGCAGACATTTCATCAAGAGAGTAGGCTGAGGTGTCCTCAACCATTCTCTCTATCAACTCGTTATATTCCTCAATGGACATTTTTTCATTATCCATTAAGTTAGTCCTCTCTTAGTTATCTGTATCATCTAAGTCATTTGATTGAGGAACATCATTGACAAACATGTCTGGAACGTCCTCGCCAAATTCGTTAGCGATTTGTGGGATTAATATATCAAAGTACTCTTTGATTGCTGCTCTTTCATCAATATCGAATTTATTAACGAAATTGGAAATAGCAAATTCTAGACCTAAGTCCTCAACAAATTCGCCAAATTCCATAAGTGAGTTTGTACTCACAGGTGTAGCAATCGTACCATTTTCACGAGCAATTCTTAGCTTGTCTGCGAGTTCAAGCAAAGCAGGTCTATTCTCAACGAGAATATCCTCATTGTTGCCCTCGTAGGTGTATTCTAAATGAATACCAAAGCGATTTTTAAATGCTTCGTTTAATGGTCTAGTGCCCTCATAGTTAGGGTTTATACAAGCTACAGCTTGAAAACCCTCATGAGCTTTGATGACCTCACCACCATTTTCAACTAGAGTTAGTGTTCTACGACTATCTAGCAAAGGGTGGAGGGCAGCCGAAATGTCTGGTTTCATAAAATTAACCTCATCTAGTAAGAGGACACCACCATTTCTTACTAAAGTTGTAACAATTCCGTCTACCCACTCAAAGCCATTTCCGTCCTCTGATGGTTTAAATTGTCCAAACATTTGGTCTGGATTAGTTGCACCATTACAAGCTATGGAAACAAATGGTAAACCTGTACTCTCAGCATGAGCTGAAACACTATGAGTTTTACCAACACCTGTATCCCCAGAAATGAGGACATTGTGTCTTACTTTGTGTGCGTATGCTAGTATTTGTAGGTCTGTTTGACCTCCTGCTAATACTCTCTCAACATAATTGTCTAAAGAGCCTTTAGGGATTAGAGAACTTACGTCCTCTGATAAGATTACCTTATCTTTATTCATTTTTTATCCTTCCATGAGGACACAGACCTATCGTAGATTACTGATTGTTATAATTCATACTATACACTTCGCAATGTACTCCGAAGTCTTGTTTTATACTCTTTTTGCTTGTTCTTTAGCTACAGTAGTAGCACCACAATGGAAACAAAAGAATTGTACAAGTGTTGTACTCTTTACGTTAGCCATTACGGAAACTTTAGCCATGAATTGATTACACATACATTTTATACGTGTATCGACCTCACTCATTGTCGCAATTTTTACAATAAAAATTACCGTTTATTTCTGTAAGTTGTTCGCCCTCTGTTAGTTGTGTTTTACACCAATAACAAACGAATTTAGCTTGAAATTTACTCATATATATACTCTCTTTCTCGGAGTACATTGTGAAATGTAAAGTATGATTATCCACTAGGCGTCCTCTATTATGTAGAAACTTGGTTATTAAGAAAAGACAACTTCTGTATGATTATGGTACTCTTGCACAAACTATTTGGCTACACGGGAAAGTGTCCTCTCCCTACACACCAACGCACAGACAATTTCTAACACATACAGCATTAGCCCTCTACCTAGCTTGGTAGTTTTTAGTTCTTGAACTGAACTGGATTACTGACCTCAAAACTTTTGGTCTTGGGTATGGTGTATCACGCTATACTGAGATGTACTCTGCAAGTCGTATGGTTGCTCCAATCTCAACCACCAACACAACAGACAAAGCCCTCATACACCGAAGGCTTAACTTGTGTACTCATCTGACAGTAAGGGCAAAAAAGTATAGGTGTTGCCCTCTAGTCAGCTTGAACGCACAAGCTCTGTGTGTCCTCTTGGAGAGATTTTGCACTTAGGCTGAAAGCCAGTTCCATTTTGTCCTCCGACAACGACTGTAGGCTAACTACCACCTATTGTCCTCTTTATCCAAGAGAATTTAAGGTATAAAATACCTTACTATTATGATACTACAGTCCTCGCAAATAGGTAGCCTATTTATAAGGTTTTTTTCAATAAATAAGCTGGAAATAAGCCCATAAAATAAGCGTTTTTAAGCCCTTATTTCATGGGTTTTTAGAGCCAATGACCTCAATAAAGTATGTATAATTATACATTTTTCATGTATAAATATTCATAAAAAAAATAGCCATTTTTGAGCAAAAATTAGCTGAGTACATGCCTAATAGTTGGACTTTGTGAAATTTTTCACAAGCTCAAAAGTAGCAAAAGTAAGAGAAAAGACCTCAAAATAGTAAAATTTTCAAAAAATTCGGCTTCGGTGTTACTAAATCATTTTAAAGGTAAGTAAAGAGAATAAACGCATCATAATAGTTATTTCCAGACCTCATATAGTAGCTATCTAAGAGTAAAAAATAGTGTTTAGGTACTACAAGTTATGGCGAAACACGACATAATTCAAGACCTCTATGCGATATTCAAAATTCATGGGGTTTGGCTTTGCATAGACACGACTTTGAGAGTAAGATAAACAGAGTACATGAAAGTAAATACTAAATCAATCGAAGTAAGAGAAAAGGATAGACAAGCCTTAGAATTACGCAAAGCTGGAGCTTCGTATGAGGTCATTGCAAAGCAATTAGGATATGCTGATAGTAGTGGAGCTTATAAGAGTGTACAACGAAGCATGAAAACCATAATCGCCGAGCCAACAGATGAACTCCGACAAGTAGAGTATGAGCGACTAAATCAAATCTTATTAATCTTATGGGAAAGAGTTCAACAAGGAGAGTTAGGAGCTATTGACAGAGCTTTATCGGTTATGGATAGAATAAGTAAGATGTATGGACTCGAAGCACCTAAACAAACCGAAATAAAACAACAAATCACACAGGGAGTTATGATTGTTGATGGGAGCAAAGAGGAGTACTTACAAGCTATAAGGCAGGAAATTGATGGTGTTGAAGTTTCTTAGTATAATGTTCTCATGATTGATATAGAAAAAGCCTTCATGCTAGGGTTAGTGAGTGGAGAACAAGTAGAGTTAAAGGATTTAGTTTCTAGGAACTTTGTAAATAACAATGCAACGTTCTCAATAAATAGCCCGACCAATGTAACCGATAGCCCGAATAGAGATAAGAGAACTAAAGCGTACTTATCCAGACAGCAGCACATGATTAAAACAGATTATGAGAGCATAAAAATCAATGGGAGCTGGTTGCTAGAACTAGTGGATTGATATTTAGCTCTCGTTTAACAACTCAGTAGCCATGCAGCAGCAATTTATACACAACATTGGTGATGAGTACTTAACATGAAAAACTTTGCACCCCACCCCACCAAAAATTTGCCTTTTTCCATTTATCCGTTGGTCACCCATTTTTTATATACAGAAAATTTTTAGAAGGAGATAAACTGAGAGCATGAAATTTATAGAAAACTGCAAGAGTTGTAAAAGCCAATTTAAAATTAGAGATAACTATAGAGTTTGCGGAAATGTAGGTTGTCTTCAGTACAATAAACGTTTTGGTAAAAAACTAGCAATAGCTAAAACAGAAGAAGAATGAAATGGTTATTAATATTATCTGTGGTTTGGCTTTACTGGGTTGCTTATATTGTATGGCAAGAATCATAAAAGAATAATTTGTCATAAAACATAGATAGTATACAATAATATTTGGGAAGTTGAGGGGGATTTCTCAGTCACTGATATAAAACTTCTGAAAAGAAGGTTCAATCGTCCATTACAATGCAACAAGCTAAAGACGAAAAAATCCCCCAAATTCCCTTGACATAAATCACGATTATAACTATCCTTAGAGTGATTTATTTAATATATATATTTAAAGAAGTCTATTTGGATGTGAACCCACCCGAGTCAGGCAACTGATTCACCACCCACACTAAATGGACTTCTTTTTTTTTATATGATACGATTGATTTCTATGTGTATGACAACAAAAAATGAAGACGGTACGTATATCACTATTTGTAATTGCAAGTATGGTAGTGAGCATTGTTGTGCCGAGCAAAGCGAGGCTGTGGTTGAGTAAAAATCGTAAATTTTTTGTTTCCGCTTCGCCCAACGCCATCTTGACTTCGGTGCTGATTCGCCATGAAGCAGACCAATATAAAAAAGCACCAAAGAAAGTGAAGCAATCCCTTAGAACTATCCCAGAAGGCTTAAATTGGGGTCTAACAGAAGACGATTTACCTTAGTGGCATAATTCCCCAAAAAAAATTTGGGAGAAAATTTTCAACCTTTATTAAAATGCTCTCTGTATTTACAAAAGGTATTTTCTCTGTGATTGGATAACTTTCTTTTACAAACAGAACAACGATACATTCTAGGATTTGAATAATCACCTATTAATGACAAAAGGTGTTCTAAACTAGCTACTAGCTCTTTACCTTGTCTTTGAATTTCTTTATCTAAATCGTCCATGTTGTGGACTGGGAGGGAGTCGAACCCTCGTTACTCACTAACTGTCCCGCAACACTTAGTAAGTCTTTCCAGTACCAGCCCTAAAATAATTATACCAGTATTACTTACTAGGCATATTATTTTTTACAAATTCTTTTACAACAACAAGAGCTGCTGAAGCACCTGCAATGATTGCCAACTGTAAAGTTGAAGCATCTAAGTCAATGAGTGGAGCTACAGTTATGGAAGCAATGAATGCTTCTGCAAATGTAAATCCAACTCTTTCTAAAAGGTCTTTGTATTTTTCCATTTATCTTCTCCTTCGTAAAACAGTCTAGTAAAAAAAAATATTTAAAAAAACTACACATAAAAATCAATATGGTGTAAATTACTTTCTTATCACAAGAGCTTGTGTAACAACTAAATAGATAAGACGATTGGAGCAGAAGATGTCAGCACATCCTGAAATACTTCTTGTTTCTGCTTTGCTACGCAGAAAAGACTACGCAGTAATAGCTGAACAAGGAATAAGTAGAGAATACTTTATATCATATCCTGAAGAATATTCTTGGATAGAAAAGTACTTTATACAGCATAGAACTTTACCTAGTACTAATGCTTTTAAAACTAACTTCCCTGAAGTTACTTTGTACAAGGTAGATGACTTAGAACATTTTTGTTCAGAAGTTAAAGATAACTATGTTAGAACTAAGTTAAGTTCTTTAATGAAAAATACTTTTGAAGATATAAAAGAAAAAGAACAAGGTTCTAAGTTATTAGATTCTTTGTATCAAGATATTTTATTACTTCAGAAAAAAGTTAGTACTGGTTCTAGTACTTTAGATGTTGTATCAGATGGAGATTATTTACTAGCAGATATTGAAAGAAGAATAGCTGCAAAAGATAAAAGAGGTTTAGCTGGAATACCAACTGGTTTCCCAACTTTAGATAATTTAACTGGTGGAGCATCAGGAGGAGATTTCTGGGTAGTAGGAGCTAGATTAGGACAAGGAAAAACTTGGACTTTAATTCGTATGGCTTGTTCAGCATTACAAGCAGGAGAAAAAGTTTTATTTGTATCTTTAGAACAACCTTCAAAACAAATTGGGTTTAGGGTACAAAGTTTTCTTTCTTCAGAATATGGAAAAGAAACTTTCAAATCTTTAGATTTAATGAAAGGTGAAAACTTTGATATCAGAGAATACAAAAAATTCTTACAAGAACTTCCTAAAAAAATTAAAGGAAGTTTTACAGTAGTAGACGGTAGTAGAGGAGCAGTTTCTCCAGCAGTTGTTGCTAGTAGAATACAAGAACATAAGCCAACTGTTGTTTATATAGACTATTTAACTTTGTTGAAGTCAGGGGGAGATGATTGGCGAGCTGTTGCTTCGTTAAGTGCTGATATCAAAGCAATAGCTCAGAGATATGATATCCCGATTATATCTGCTGCACAAATGAATAGAGAAGGTGGAGGTAACGAACCCCCTTCAGTAATTCATTTATCCCAATCTGATGCCATAGGTATGGATGCGGACTGTGTAGTCACTCTGGTACAGAAATCTCCCCACGTTGTTAAATTCAAATTAGCTAAATTCAGACATGGACAAGATAACAAAAACTGGTTCTGTAAATTTACACCAGGTTCTGGTTCGTTTGAAGAAATATCTGGAGATGATGCACAAGATTTGATTATCTCAGACCAAGATGATTTGGAATATGACTGATGAGTCTTTGGAATAGTGAAACTCAATGGGTTATCTTTAAAGCTAAAGAATTAAAAGATGACCCAGAGTTTTTACTCAAAAAGTTGTATGAAAAAAAGTTTAACCAAATCATTGACAACTTAAATCAGGAAATTACTATGGAAATAGTTAAAAGAAAGGAAGATGATGAAAAAATTTAGCATCTTACTAAGCGGTAAAAAAACTTACCTAGCTGAAACTGAAGAACAGGCAATTAAATATGCCGAAGACGATATAAAAAATATACCAAATCAATTTAATATTGGTGTTTTTGCTATATCAGAAAAAGGAGAAAACAAATGATAGAAGGAACTAGAAAAGCTAAAGTTCGAAAAAGTAAAACTTTTGCTAAAGGCAGAGTTTGTGCAAATAAAGA